CTGGTGTATTCGACGCTAGGTGCCTTAATTACAATTATCCTAACGAATCTGACTTTACTCCGCAAAATGATATCTAAATTAACAATAACGGAACAAAACCCCCTTCATTATTTAACAAAAACAGGAAAAGCAAGTAAACGCTTTTGGTGGAAATGGTGTGATGGAAAGTCGGAGGAAGACCATGTGTACCAAATGTGTCATTGTGACTTTGAATTTTGTATAAGAGGTGCATCTATTGATTTCTATCGAAGCAAGATTTATCGTAAAGAAGGAACCAGAATAAAGACAGGTGAAGAAATGGTTCATGAATTTTTTGCTTTTGTGAATTTTATGTACTACAAGATTGATGGGCAGTATCGATTGAAAGATTACACTCCCACGAAGCCTCAAATGATGTTTTGGCATATCTTATCGAATATTGGACCAAACATGAAAATTGTACCATCTGTAACTGGTCAACCCAATTATCCTTCTTCCCAGGTTCGTCCTACTCCCATCTCTGAAGTGTCCACATTGTGTATTTTCTTTGATTATCAGCGGTTTGCCATTCCACTGGATGAGCTTTTAGAAAAAGTTCTTCAAAAGAATGATTTGGTAGAAGGTCCCTCGCTTGTTGGTCCTCCTGAATCTAAGTATATTAACTTGTTTAATAAATCAATTTATAATTATAATTATGGACACCGAATTGTTGATGGCAATATGGTCCCCAATGTGATAGTTACCACTGAAGATGTTATAGGAAAAATCCCTCGTGCGTTAGCCAAGATGAATCGTGAACCTCTGGTCACTGCTGAAATAGCACAGTTCCTCTCCAGGCAAATGAATACAATATTGAATTTGTTGTGTGGTAGTTGTTTTCTTGATGTTGAAAAACATTTCGGAAAATACACCTGGACATGGAATGCAAGTTATTTGAATAATCTTGATTTGAATAATGCGTCTTCAGCTGGAATATGGCAAACTCCATCCAAATCTTATGTTAATGGTGACACGCAATATAATGTTGGTTCCTCCTCTGCAACAAAAGGAGAGATTCTGCAAACAGTTTTTGAGAAGATATCTGAAATTGCTCGCGATTCGTTGTTAGGTAAGAATCCTCAAATTCCTCATGGAACCACAAAAGCATCATTGAAGCATGAAACGTATAATGTTCACCCTGGAATGTCTGACGCAGAAGTTTGGAAACTTTTTCATAAGATTCGAATTTTCCACATTGGTGATTGTTTAGGTTATGTTATGGCATTTGTGGTTGACAAATTGCGCCACGAGATTGAATCCGGCAATATGATAAAAGTAAAAATGACTATGGAGC